TAAGGAAATCCACCGTAGTTATTAAGATTGTTGAATTTATTTTCACAAGTGCTTAATGTATGATCACATCCAGGATAAACATCTATACTATCACTACTTGATAAATTAGGCCATTGCAGATTAATTGTAATTATATCACCAGTATGATCAATTATGAATCTTGTTTCATAGAAATATGTATTATAAAATGAAACATAACCACCTTTAAAATAACCATCATCATACGTACTAAATGTAGATGAAACTATCTCTATACCTGAATAAGAATCAACTGTACATGTAACTTTGTAAGTATCAGAATCAAGAGTGCAATCATCACCATATAAAATATGAGGGCAATTAGACTGATAAAATCTTCTTAGTGCAGGTCTTTTTATAGATGTCTGGATTGATTCGCACCTAAAATCGACATAACCTTCATTATATTTTATATTAACTATTCTTCCTACCCATAGTATAACAGCTTCTTCTGATGAATCAGTATAATGAAGTCTTCTTAATGTTACATTCATAATTGTGCTTGGAGGTGCAGCTATAAACAAATCTGTTATATCGATCTCTTTAGATATTTGTATATTTAAATTTATTCTATCAATATCTTGATTTCTCTCTATATTATCTCTCTTTATAGGTACAGCTTCATACTCATTTAAATTATATGTAATATTCTGGTCAGATGATGTATATCTATAGGTATACGAACCATATGTAAATTCATATAATTCTATCGGCTGTGCGCCGTATTCACTAAGTTCCTGTGCTAAATATGTCATGGTTCTATCTCTCTAATACTTAAATCGCAAATCATTTTATTATTTTGAAAATATTTAAATTCAACATCATCAGAATTCAAAATATATTTACCAAGATAACATATCTTTTCAACATCTGTATCATTAATTCCAAGTGACGAATCAAAAGTTATTCCAGTAGTTCCTGCAATAGTTAGTTCTGAGTCAGTTATACTTCTGAATAAGTAATTTCCATCTGTTTTAAATACAATAACATGATCCCTTAAACTTGCTTGACTCTGGTAATTATCATTTATAAATTCTACAGTATTACCTAATGCTCCTTCTGAAACTAATCTAAAATCTTTCTCATAAGATGGAAACCAAAAAGGTCTTAATTTACCTGCTCTTCTATGTAGCCATATTCTAAAATTCCAAATATCTTCTAATGAATCCAAAAAGAATCTTATATTTTTAGTTATTTCAACATAATTATTATATGAGAAGTAATCTATTTTTCCAGTATTAAAATCTATTACATTAATATTTTTGTCATAAGTATCATCAATATTTTTTGTAACAGTATAGATATTAAAAACTTCTTTATCTAAAAGGACATCTATACTATTATACTGTGTTGGTGATTGTTCACCTTCTGGGTTATCATAATTATTTAATGATTCAAACTTAGCAGATAATACAGAATTACATCCTGTTATACTTCTTTTAGGGCTTGAAATAAGTCTTGAAACTTCAACAGGGCAAACTTTAGATGATATAGTGTAATTATTCTGTAAAGGTGAATTGGTACTTATACTTGATGTTGTAAAAGAATCTATTACAAACACTTCGTAATTACTTATATTCTCATAAATTATACCTAACCCATCTTCAATAAAATTACCATATTCAGTGCTGACATTTATACTTGAATCACCTGATGTTACTATGGATGTAATAGCTCTTTGTTCTTGAAATAAAGGTATCCCCCAATCCCTATCCCTTTGTCCATATAGATTATTATTTATTCTAATTATTTCTGATTTAGGAATATAAGCCTCTAATGATAATTGTCTCCTCGGAGCATTTCTTAATCTTATTCTTTGATTAGTTCCATTTATTGATCTTAATATATTAGTCAACCAAGATAATTGTTCAGTTAGGTTATTTCTGTATTGATAGTACAAGATAATTAATCTACTTCCTATAACATCGACACTTATATCATCATCTGCACCTGTAAAATCAAAATCATAAGAGGCATTTATACTTGGTGGACCTTCTGGCAATATAGTAACTGTCAGTGATAATGATACCAATGGCCCTAATGTATATGGGAAGCTTAGTGCAGTTAAATCAATACCCTCAACTTCATTTTCTGTGATATCTATTATTTCTTTTTCTTCAAAATATCCATTAAATATATTTATTTCATATGTTGTTGTAGTTATTATGCTACCTGCATCTATTAAAACTGGTTCTACTAAAATTTTATAATAAAATATATCGGAATAAGCTGATGCAACAACACCTGTTTCGGTAGTTGTTATAGGTGGTATTATACCTGCTTTTGTTTTATCAGCTCCTTCTACTGAGGTACTTATATAATAACCATCATATATATTAGAAAAAGAAATACCATCTGTAACCCAAGAATTAGCAAGATTCGAAGTTACACTATCCGGTAAATTTGTAGGTATTACACCAGTTTTAGTAGCCATAATGTCTCACCTTATTATGCCCTTAAATATGCTAATGCTTCATCCCCTGATGATGGATATGAAAATTTATCTGTTGTATTTTTAGCAACAATAGGAAAAACTTGCCAATTTGTATCGACTATTGCTTTAGATGATATTTCTTTATTATTTAAATACCCAACTCCAGGTATTTCTCCTCCAAAGTAATCTCTTGTGTCAGATGAATCATAAAATCTCACATAACAAGGAAATATAGCAGATCTCATATTAAATTCATTAGGAGAAAAATTCTCAACTAAGTTTTGAAAAATACCACCTCTTGTCATCATCCTGCATCTCTGATTATCTACTACTGTTCTCCCTATAATTGCAAAATCAGTATAATCTGATCCCCCTATAGACCTTCTTACATATCCTGGATATGAACCTGAGTAATCACCAAATCTATCACCATATCCACCATCAAAAGGAAAAGCATTATGTTGATAATCATAATAATATCCATATCCCTCATTATACACAGCACATCCAGAGGCAGTTATATATTCTCCTCCAGTCCATGAACCTGACCCAAATTTATCTATAACTCCGTATGATAAATGAGCAAAGACATTTGGCAAAACTTCTAAAACACTATGAATACAATCATTATGATTAAAAGAATAATATGCAGTGTACGGTCCATTGTACCCCCATACCATCATCCTTGTTGTATAATGTTGACCTGCTACAGAAAGAAAAGTAGAGCTATCAGTAGGCAATGCATAAGTCATTCTACCCTCTACATAATATATAGTAGCACTGTTAAATGTATATGATCCAGATCTAAAATTCCAATATATTCCACCTTTAGATACACGTCTTATTCCATTAGATATACCTTCATCTGTAAATACACCTTGTGATACACCATAACCTACAAAACCATCTATGAAGTCATCTAAATTGTTTACAGTAGTAACTGGAGTTAAATATGCCATTATTCTTCCTTTATAGCAGCAAAATCATTAAAATCTATTCTATTTGCACTTGGGACTACAAGATAATTATCAGAACTAACTTGTATAATATCTTCTGGTTCATTATAAAAACCACCAGAAACCCAATACACACCACTAAGCTCTCCTAAGCAAGCACCTTTATTTGAATCTATAAAATCAATTGTATGTAATATGGAAGGAATTAATGTAAAACTGCCATCATAATTTCCTTTTATATTAATATCATCCATATTACTTACTTCATCAGCATTGTACCAAGGCCATATCCTTGCATATCTATTAGTAGATGTTGATGTGGCATTAATAATACCAGTCCAAGTGCCATCACGTAATCTAACATATCCTGGTGCATAAGAAGTTGTTTCATTTGAAGTGGGATTAAAAAATCCTGCTATTCTATCCACACTCTCTAAATAACTTCTATAAGGATCATCTGAGGATGCTATAATTGTTAAAGGATAAGGATATTCATCTGAAGTTGCATAAGGTAAAAAAAATCCACAATATAGACTGATATACAAATTAGATACTTTAGCTACCATAATAAATCTTCTACCATCAGCCATAAACCAATAGGGCATACTCTCATCCCAAAGCACTAATTCTGCTGTATTACTTGTTCCTGGTTGATTATTAAAATCTTCTTCAGAATCATAAGCAGTAGCACCTCTCACAGCCCAATTATAAACAGGGTAAGTTGTTCCTGTAATTGCTCTTCTTATTATATTTACATGTATTTCATCAGTACCAGCAAGACCTGGACCATTCAAGTAAACATATCTGTTAGTCGATGTAGACCCAGTAGCATCATAATATTCAGTAGTCCATTCTTGTCCTGCTGTTACTAAATCAGTATTAGTAGTTAAAAAAGACACTAATTCATCAAATAATAAATCATACCCAAATGTCGTCACACCGTCAGCAGTTATTGTTCCTGATTGAAATGCCATTATTCATCCTTTAAATTTATCTGTTTCCTAATATATTCCTTATTACACTTGAATTTCTTTGTATAATATTTACAAATGCTTTTTCACCTTGACTTGATTGTAAGTATTCTCCTACTAAAGATGGATCTAAAATATTAGCTACTTTAAGATTTATGTCTGGTTGTTTTTGTTCAGTTGTTTTAGATGATTCATATCTTTTTTGTTGTGATGGTGTTCTTACTGATACAGTTTCACTTGGGGATGCTTTAAGTGTAACTAACTGACTATCTGGCCCACCCGATCCACCTACTCTAAATTCTCCTCCATTCTGAAATGCACCAGCAAAATTAGCGCTTGATATTTGAGATATTAAAGTAGATCCCAATGCAGCAACTTCAGCAAAAGCAACTAAATTAGCTGGGAATGGCCCACTTGCTAAAGCTTTTGCAGTAGCATCAGCTATTTGAATAGATGTATCAGCTATCGCAAAAGCTTTAGAAACAGCAAATAACTTTTTATATGTACCACTTTCTTCTCCAACAAAACCAGCAGAAATAGATGCTAAACTTCCGAATAATGACGAAGCATTATTAAGTACTATTGAATTTTTAGCTATGTTTGCATCTATTATTGCTTGATTGTATTGCTTTTCTCTCTCAAGATCCAATGTTCTGAATTCATCTTTAGTTATTAATTCAGTATTAAGAGCTTCGGTTAATATAACAGCTCTTTCATTGTATAAGGTACGTTGTTCCTCTAATTCTCTTTCTATATCTCCAAAACCAGATACAGGATTTAATTGAAATTTTACATCTTGTACTGCACTGACAAGTGGTGTTTTTGATTTTTGTACTTCGTATTGAGGTTCTGAAATTTTATCTTCTAATAAAAGAGTATTAAGAGTGCTTATAGTTCTTTGATAAGCTATAACATTAGAATTAATATTTTGTATTATCTTTTGTTGTTTTTTAAGTTCTTCTCTCTTTGCATAAAGTACATTCAATTCTTGTTGTTCAACAGAAGTCAAATCCCTGAATAATTTCTTAGATATTTCTAATCCTTTATTATAAGCGTCTTTATTACTTTTTCCTTCTGATATAGCTTTATTCTCTTCTTTAAGAATATTTAAATAATGTCCAAAAGTATTATTAGAATTTTTAATTTCTTTATCAAGATCTTTTAATTGATCAGTAATATCATCTACAGCATCTCTTGCACCTGTACGAAATTTAGGAAATAATTTTTCAAATTTTTCTAAAGAAGTTTTACCAGTTTCTATATAAGTTCTAAGTTTTGAAAATAAAGCTGCTCTTTCTTCTGTTATAGGAATATCTTTTCTCATCTCTTTATTTAATAAAGATTGAGCTTTTACCATTAAATCTATATCTTGTCTTAATTGCTTTCTTAAAGGTGCTAACTCTTTATTACGTCTTGTCTGTTCTTGTTGTAATCTTAATTCTTCTTTTCTTTTTTTAAGATTTTCTAAATCCTGTTGTGCTTTTTTAGCATCCAGGGCTAATTTATCTTCTTTTTCTTTCTTAATATCTTTTTCATACTGCAACAATGAATTTTGGATAATCTGTTCTTGTGAAAGGAGATCTAATAGTTTTTGTCTTTCTTCTATAAGCTTATTAAGTTCTCTTTTACTGAATGAAAATCCTGTTCGTAATTTTTGTTGTTGTACATCTATATCTTTATTTATAAAATCTAATCTTGTTTGAATTTGTTTACTTAAATCAGTACTATCAAGTATTAATTTTGTCTTTATTTCTACAAAGTTACCTCTTTGTAGAATTGAAAGTCTCTCCTCTATTGATTTTTGGAGAGCATCTAAGTTCAGTTCTTTCAATCCTCTTGCTGTATGAGATAAATATTTTCCAGCTTTTTCAAGATAGCCGCCTACATTTTCACTAATATCGGTAGTTTCATTTAAAGTACCAACAAATTCCACGAATCCTGTTTTTAAAGTTTCAAGACCTGATGTAAAGGTATATTTTAACTGATTGAATTGTTCTTCTAATTCTATAGTTTGTGATTCTAACGCAAGTGCAAATGTTTCAGAAGCTAATTTACCTTCTAATACAAGTTGTCTAACTTCTGTTGCTTGAATACCTAATGCATCTGCTACAGCTTGAGCAATTCTTGGTGTACCTTCCATAATACTATTCATTTCTTCTGCTCTTACTGTACCTTGACTAAGAGCTTGTGAAAGCTGTATTAATGCACCCCTTGCTTCTTGAGTCGATGTAGCTGTGATAGAAATAGCCCTACCAACATTAGTCACAATTTGAAGGATATCTTTTTGAGAGAGACTTAAATTCTTGGAAACTATTTTTAATCTGTTATATAATTTAGATTGCGCTACTAAGTTTGTCCTTGTTTTAATAGCAATATCAACCAAACTTTCTTGTGTTTGTCTTAAATTTTCTGATTCAGATGCAAATACTTTTATATTATTTGTTACTTTAGTCCATTCATCAGCAGTCTTAGGTAGAATAGTTATTAAATCTTTTAATAACCCAAGTAATTTAGATATTGCAGTAGCAGCTAAACTACCTACAGTAACTGAGAATGCATTCATACCACTTGATGCATTATTAGAACCATCACCAACTCTATTAAGATTTCGTACTAAATCTTGTAAAAGTCCTATTTCAGTTCTTAAATCAACATTAAGGTCAACTATTTCATCTCTTATACTTGCCAAGCCTCTTACAATAGGCCCAACATTAAATGTATTAAGATTTCCGAACCTTCTTAATCTTCCATCTACACTCTTTAATTGATTATCCAAATCTTTAGCGGATCTAATAATATTTTTAAAAGATCTATCAATTACCCTTTCTGCTCTAACAACACCAGAAGTATCTATGTCTATTTTAAGAGTCATTATTTTTTTAAATCCCTTCTAATTCTATTAGATTGCTCTTCAAGATACACTTTATCCATACCTCTTATAAAGAATACGAAATTATCAAATTCATCTGGTGTGTTAATATTCCATCGTTTACAAAAATTATCTATAGAACTCCAAGGAATTTCACCTTGTTCAAAATTACGATCCGAATTCAATTCTTTGAAACTGTCCCAATACCATAATAAACTTATATCTAAATCGGGCCTATCTTTCAAAAATTTAGGTTTTTCAACAGTTTTATTTCTTCTTAGTCTGTTAGGTGGAGAAGAAGTTACAACTTTCTCTTCTTCTCCGTACCTTAAAGACCATTGAAGAAATTTAACTACTTTTTTAACTTTTCTTCTTCAACCTCGCATCTAAAATTAGTCCAGTTACCAGATACTTCCCTAATATCGTCAAATAATTGCGGTAATGCTGTAAATAATTTAATTAAATTACCTTTATTGAACTCTTTTAATTCTAACTTACCGTTCTTATCTTCTAAAAGAATTCCTTGCTTATATTCATTATCTATTAATACTTTATTATCTTTAACTACAGATTCAGCATATATCTCATACCAAAGTTTTCTTTCTTCTTCATCACTTAAATTATCAAATGATGCCTTATTAATCTTTTTCAAAGCATCAGTTAGTGCTTTTTTATAAAGCGTATTTCTTGTTGATGCTATTGCAACCTTAGTCTTTTGCCCAGGGTATTCTATCCATTTACCTTCTGTCTCTTCTTTTTTATTCGTTTTAAAAGCTTCATAAATGTTCATGCATTACCTCCTAAATATTATATTTTATAATCTATTACTTAATTTATTTTTTAAAACTATCCATTAAGAACACCAATTGGAACTGGAAATTTAGTACAACTAAAAACAAAATCAAAAAATTCATCTCTATGAGTAGAAATGTCAAAATCAATTAAAACGCTTTCATCAGCGGGAAAAGATTTAGTTG